TTGAGAATTCTCAAACAGTCCGTAAGCAACTCCACCTGCAGGTCCTGCAGAAATTGCAGCTAGCATGTCATCAAAGTCTAAAGAAGTCTGACGTTGTACGAACAACATGTTTTCTTCGATAGCCCCTTGAGTATCAAGATTCTTAAGAATGTTATCAAATTCAGTTAAACCGCCTGCTGCTGTAAATCCAGTCTCTACGTTTCCTCTGCTTTGAATAGCTGCAAACATACCCTCTGTTCCTGGCTGCTTGAAGCTTTGGTTTGCACCACCACCTGCATTCAGGTTAAGTTCTCCTTCTACCATAGCCATTTCTAGCTTGTCAGCATAACGTAAACGCGTTTCAGACTCAGCCTTTAAGTACCATAGGTATCCATCAGTTCCGTCTTCAGTCGCTACATTTACCCATCCGATCTGTGCAGTGTCCGATCCGTTCACAACATATTGATCTCTGATGATAATTGGTGAATTAGAATACTGCGTTAAAACAGGCTCTATGCTCACTCTAGGTGTTGCTCCACCTATTTGCGATCCTTTAGCGTAGTCAGATCCATAAACGAATATCTTAAGACCTGCATAAGGTGATGCTCCAAACGTTAATGCTGGAGAAACTCCACTATAAAGTTGCACGGTTAATGCTCCGGTTCCCGCTGCTGCACCTGATGCAGTAACAATACCTTTAGCTTCAACTCCAGTTGCTGGGTCAAGAATAACGATAGTATCCTGAACAGATATAACGTTAGTAACTTGTCCTGGAACTACAGGAATAACAAATCCTGTACCTGCTGCATCAACTGCAACATCTGTGTAAGATATGTGTAGACGATTTTGTTCAGACCAAATAACTTGATCAGACGTCATTGGCATTTCAGCTCCAACCATTTGTAAAAATCCAGATAACGTTCTGTTTCCATAACGTTCTACTTCTGCTTCGTAAATTTCTGGCAAGTATTGTTGCGCGAAATCTGCAAAGTTATCTGGCGCAGCTCCTGCTCCACCGTTGTTGTTCCATTGCAAGTAATTTGTTGAAAGTAACTGCGGTACTTGTGTTGGGGTCATATCCCCAAATTGTGGTAATAAACTCATTGTTTTTAGTTTTTAAACTTTTTGATTTTTAATTTTGATGAGTCCGCTCCAGAAACAGATTTAACTTTATATGCTCCAAACTTAATTCCTTCAACAGGCGCAGCTTGTCTTGCTCCCGTCGATGGGTTTTTAGATTTAGATAGGATATCTCTAGTCGCGTCGGCTTTGCCTTGCTCATAGAAATGATTTGCCATTTTATCGGCATTTGCCCCAGCATATAATGCTTTGTGATACCCCGCGGTATCTGTAATCGTGCCGTCTTCTCCAAGAAACTTCCCTATGAAGTTACTAATATCTGACTGCTTTTCCGCTATCTGTGATGGGTTTTGTACGCCGTATCTAAACTTTTTCTCACCTAAACTGAAATCGAAACCTTCGAAATTTTCATTAAGTAATTCATTAGTCTTGGCCTTAAACTTATCGTGGTTAGCGACGTTTCTTTCCTGGTCCTCTTTATATCGATTAAAAAAGTCCGATGCTTTAGCTTGGTCCTCAGTAAGTGTTGGCGAATTCAACTTGATTTCGTCGTAGTACTTATCCTTGGTTTCCTTTAAAAACGTACGGGCTTTTGCAACCTCTTCTTTATACGCGAGTTTTTTTCTACGGATATCTCGCTCCTCGTCTAGGTCTTCGTCAAATGCAAAGTTGTCCTCGATCATAAACTCGATTTCTTCTGCACTTAAGTGAGACTTAGTGTTTTTGTAATATTCTTTTACTAATACGTCTCGATCCACATCGTCGTAATTAGTGTTTAATCGCATGTAATCCTGCAGGTCACCTCCAGTTTCACGCATAAAATCGACTAGCTTTGTAATGTTTTCTGGCAACTCCACAGCTGGCGCGACTGGCGCAGCGGGTGTCTCTGCTGGCTTAGCTGGCTCAATAGGCTTATCATCAACTATTTCTTTTATAACTCCGTCTCCTTTTCCTGCTTCTTCTAAAAGTGGGTCCACAACCGTTATATCCTCTTTAGGTATTACTACTTTTGTTACATTACTTGGAACATCTATTAACGGCTCCTTATTTTTAGCTGCTAGCTGCTGCTCTGTAAGTTTTGGTCTACTTTTAATTTTAAAAGTTCCCTCTGTTTTTTCACTCATGATATGATATTATATAATTATTAAATAGGTACTTATTGCGGGTCGAACTGAGATAGATCAAATCCGCCTAGGTTATCATTGCCGGCAGACTCAAAGTCTTTTGGTAAACCCTGCGTTTGTCTTTGCTCTATTAGCTGGCTTTGTTGTGATCCTTCCTTTTCAATTCTTTTATCTTTACGATCTTCTATTTGCGCGTCTTTAGTTTGTGTTTCTCGAGACTTCATCTGCGCAAGCTTTAAGTTGTATTGAAACTCAGTTGCCATTAACTCTTTTTTAATCTGTGCTTCGGCCTGCATTCTTTGCATTTCAAAGTTTGATTTAGCTTGCTCAATTGCTACCTTCTCAGCAGTCATTGCTTGTTGCTTTTGCACCTCAGCCATTGCAGCTCTTTCAGATGCTTCTGCGTTTGCTTGGGCTTGCGCTTGTATATTTTGCTGAACTAGCGCTTGCTCTCTTTCTTTTTTCTTTTTTCTTTTAAGCTTTAACATTTCGTTAGCTAGCTTAAGATTTTTTATTTGATTAATATCAATTGAATCTTCAATATCAATTTCTTTTGTTTGCAAGGCTATTTGTATATTCTTTTGCAATTCCGCTTTCTCTTCATCGTCAGGTTCTATTTGCAAAAATATACCAAAATCATGCAAATTAAGATTTTCAATCTCCTTTAAAGTTTCTACATTAAAAGTAGATATGCTGTTCATTAAGGAGTTTTTGGTAAGAGGAAAATTTAAAACGTCTGTTATTTTTAAAGATATGTTTTCGCATGTGCTTAAAGTTAGCTGCATGCTTGCGTCTTGTATGTGCTTAGTAGCAACATTAGAAGCGTTGGCTGCCATTTTTTGCAAGCCGACTAAAGCGTTAGGATCTGGCATAGCCCCGTCTCTGGCTTCGTTTAACCCGGTAACATCTCTAATCATTTGCATATTATAGTTGTATGCTGTAATTAAAGATTGTATTTTGGATATACCAGAAGAACTTGATAGTTCCTGTATAGGAACCTTGCCTCTGTTCATATCCCCGTCTTGCGTCATTGATCTACCAACAACTGAGCCTGTTTGGAAATACATGTTTAATGCTTCCGCTGGATTATAATTTGTACCGTTACCTAAATCAACCTCTGCTAAGCCATCAATATCTAAAAATATCCCGTCAGGGACCATTCTAGATAGCACCTGCTGTATTTTTAAATGTGTTAATTGTATTACGTCAGCAAACCCAATACACTTGCTTATAAGCGATTGTATTACTCCTTTGTACATTCTAGGCGCAGCTATAGAATAACTCATTTCCACCCTTGTAGTGTCCGCCATTGGGCGGGTCATGTTTTCAGCTAGCTTCCATTCTAGCATCATGTCCGTACCCACAATTTTTGCGCCTTGATACAATACTTCAATTGATCTAGCTACCCTTTCAAAATTATCATTTGGTGGCGGATCAAATTCGTTTGTTTTTTCAATAGCCTTTTCTAAGCCATTGTCTGTCCTTTTTATTTTAAACACCTGATCCGTATAAGTCTTGTACTCGAAGTATAATACCTGAACAGTATTATAATCGTAGTTTTCAAAGCCTCGTATCATTCTACGGTTACCTGGAGATTTTTGAATTCTTTCTAATTCCTCATCAGATATGTAAGGAAATTCTTTTTTAAGTTCAGGTATGGTTATAGATTTAACCTCCCCAACATAATAGATATCATCAAAATTTGGATCTTCTGTATAAGACCATACACAATAAGCCGGGTCCACGTAATCAACAACTATACCTTCTGCCGGGTTGAACGATGTTTTAGTTATACCTATTCCGATATTAACTAAATCTTGATTTACCCTAGCCCTTATTAAATCATATTCATTTGTAGCCAGCACAGTGTTTATAGCCTCCTCCTCGGCTATTTCTATAGCTGGCTTGTAAGCTAGCTGCATGTGCAGATCTCTTTCTTCCATAGAATCCGGAAGGGATTCCGTAGGTACCGGAGATTTTTTATAAGAAACGTTTATTAAGCTAGAAGCAATCGCTTGCTCCTTTCTTGTGTTCATGTCGAATAACAAATTGCTAGCGTAATCCGTTCTTCTTTTTAGGGAATCCGGGTCCTGTGCGTAAGATGTTACTTCATATTGCTTTTGAGTAATACCATTAGCTACAATGTTTGAAAACTTTGAAAGTATTGGCACTGGCTTCCAGTCTAAATTTAAGTAAGATAAATCGCCGTTAATAGCCAATTCATCTTTATATTTTTGAACGCTTTGCTCTCCTCTAGCGTATAGCCTAAGATTATGAAAGTTATTCCAGTTAGTTAGATATCTATTTGAACCCGCTCCCCCATAATTAAACCACTCTTGCTCAATAGCACGAGAAACCTGTAATCCGTATTCTAGCGTTGCTTTTTCAGCATCACTTACTACCTGATCAGGAAATGGACTATTAGTATTTGTACTTACATTCATCTATTGCATTATTTTTGAGGTGGTTCCTTTATTGTCGTATTTTTTAAACCCTAAGGAATATTTCTTTGTTGTTATAGCTCCCTTGGGACTATATCTATGTTTGTTGCATGCCATTAGCGCTAAGCCGGAGCTTATTGATGCATCATGCTTTGTTCTGTTGTTTATGTCAAACTTGGCCCAGTCTTCTAATGTTCTTTGTAAATAAACATCACCGTACCCTTCTTTTGTTTGACCAACAAAATCTTCTATATAAGTTTCAATTGC